AGCGTCTCCGACATCCTCGGCGGCAACGACCCCGAGCCCGTGCGCGACCTCGCCAACGAGATCGCCCGCAAGAACGGACGCGGCGCCGATGTCGAGGCCGCGCTTGAGGAGGCGCGCGCCCGCATCGAGGAGGAGCGCAGACGCGCCGAGCAGGAGGCCGCGAGGCGCGCCGAGGCGAAGCGGCTCCGCGAGGAGCAGATTGCCCGCGAGGCCGCGCGCCGCGCGAACCTCCGAGCCAAGGCCGACTACACCCGTCGATCGGTCGATCCGTTCGATGTGCTCGGCATCGCCCGAGACCCCGAGGCCATCGCCAAGTGGACGGGCGACCGCCCCGTCTCCGAGAAGCAGGCGCAGCTCCTCCTCCGCGCTGGCGTGGACCCGTCGAGCATGAGCGGCAACGACGCGCGCCGCCTCTGCTCCGAGATCGTCGCGCGGTTCAAGACGGGCAAGTGCACCTTCAAGCAGGCCGCGATCCTGCGGAAGCACGGCCTCGACCCGAACATGAGCAAGGCCGAGGCCACCAAGGCCATCGACGGCATCTTCAAGAAGACCTACACCGCGCCGGCCGAGCCGCGCCAGTACCCCGTCTCCACGGAGGTGTTCTGAGATGCCGTTCGACTGGGTCAACGCCGCCAAGGAGAACGCCGTCGACGCCGACGAGGTGCGCGCGCTCGCCGACATCGTCGCCGTGATCTCCTCGCGCATGAAGCTCCGCCGCAAGGGCCGCGAGTTCGTCGGGGTCTGCCCGTTCCACGAGGACAGGTCGCCGTCCATGGCCGTCATCACGCACAAGGGCAGGGGCTTCTACAAGTGCCACGCCTGCGGCGCTGGCGGCGACGCCGTGCGGTTCGTGATGGAGTTCGACGGCATCGACTACCCCGAGGCGCTGCGGCGAATCTCGGACGGATTCACCGCAGGATTCGCGGGCGTGAAGCGCGCCGCGGCCGCGCCGAAGGTCGAGGAGCACCGCTACCGCGAGGACTGCGGCGAGGTCATCGCCGCATGGCGCGAGAGGACCACGATCGACCACGGGATCGCCGCGGCGCAGACGCTCGGCGTGAGCGCGCGGGCGCTCTCCGCGCTCGGCTTCGCGTGGTGCCCCGAGGGCTCGGGCTCCTACGCGTTCCCGATGCGCGACGAGACGGGCGCCGTCTGCGGCATCCGCCTCCGCGAGCCCGTCGATTCGGGCGCCGCGAAGTGGGCGCTCAAGGGCTCGCGCGCGGGCGTGTTCATGGTGCCGAGCGCAGAGCGGCGCCGCCTCTCGCGCGTCTACATCGTCGAGGGGCCGACCGACGCCGCCGCCGCGATCGACATGCTCGGCATCCTCGACGAGGACGCCGAATGCGCAGTCATCGGCCGCGCGTCGTGCACCGGGCAGCACCACTTGGTCGTGTCGGCGATCCGCCTGATCGCGCGGCCCGAGCCCGAGGTGGTCGTGATCGCAGACGCGGATGGCCCTGGCGTCGAGGGGGCGCGCGCGCTCGCCGACGATCTCGTCGCGGAGTTCGCGCGGGTCAAGGTCTGCGTGCCCCAGCAGTGCACCGTCGAGGGGTTCAAGGACATCCGCGCCATGTACCGCGGGCTCTCGCTCGGGCTGTGCCGCAGCATGGTCGGCATCAAGGTCAACGCGGCTGGGTTTCATCGTCGGAGGAGCGTCAAATGAGCAACTGGATAGCGATCTCGACCACGATCCACGAGCGCCCCGAGGTTCAGGGGCTCGCCGAGATCCTCGGAATCTCCGAGGACGCGGTGGTCGGCCTCCTCGTGAGGTTCTGGGCGTGGGCGGACCGCGAGAGCGTCGACGGCTGCGTGGAGTTCATCCGCGAGCGGCAGATCGACGCGATCGTGAAGCACCAAGGCTTCGCGGCGGCGATGGAGCGCGTTCGGTGGCTCGGCTTCGACGATGCGGGGGCGCATGTCCCGAAGTTCGATCGGTGGATGGGTCAATCTGCGAAGCGCCGCCAGCAGGACGCGCGCCGCAAGCAACAGGAACGAAAGCGAAAGGCGGTGGGGCAATGAGCGAGCGAATCAAACTGCTCGAAGAGGCGATCCGCATCGTGCGCGAGCGCGGGGAGGACTACGGGAAGCCGGGCGACCACTTCTCGATCACGATCGGCATGCTGAACGCGGCCTTCGCGCGCAAGCTGCGCGAGCCGTTGGTGACGGCGGACTGGCCGATCATCATGGTCTGCGACAAGATCGCGAGGGAGCAGCACAAGCCGAAGCGCGACAACGCCTGCGACATGGCGGGCTACGCCGCGTGTCTCGGCGAGATCCGCGCCGAGGAGAACCGAGGCGACAGGATCAAGTGGGTGCTCGCGGAGCTGAACCGCAGGAAGGTGGACGAAAAAGCATGAGCGTGGTCATCTCGCACATGAGGGCTGCCGCGACGCTCGACGAGTCCGCGCGGATCATCGCCGACCACTTGCGGTCGATGGCGGAGGATGTATCGACATCCACGCCGAGCCTGCGAAATCGGATGCTCCACCGCTGGGCGGCGAAGCTGGAGGACGCGGTCGAGATCGCGAACGGGGAGCGGACTGAAACGGAACTGGAGGTGCCGATGATGATGGACACCCGGAGGATGGCGGACGAGCTGCGCAAGGTCGCGGCGGAACGCGCGGGCAGCGACAAGCCGCTCGCGGACATGACGGAGTGGCGGGCGGCGAAGCGGCTTGAGGAGTACGAGGCCGAGCGGCGCTGGCTCATCAACGAGAACACGAGGCTGCGCGCGCTGAACGCGTCGCATTTGGCGCGGGTCGCCCGCGCGGAGGAGACGGAATGAGGATTGAGATTCACTTGGACGATGCGCCAGAGTTCGGGACGGAGGCTGTGCGGAAGGCGGTCGGCATTTCGCGGCAGGACGATCCGAAGACCCGCTCGGTCATCTACTACGAGCAGCCAGAGTCGGTGGTCGAGGTCTCCGCTGAGGTGTTGGACCCCGAGTTCGGGCAGTTCATCTCCGTGCTGACCGTGCGCATCCCCGTGCACGCCCTTCGCGCGGCGCTGCGGGATGTCGAAGGACAACTCGCTGGACGCGATGCTCGGGGAGGTGAAGCCGTGACCGACCCCAACGATGACATCGACGAGTTGCTGGACAACTTAGACGGCGGGTATTGGCCCGAAAAGCACGCCGCCCTCACCGCGCTCGTCGCGGAGCGGGACGTGCTGCGGAGGCGTGTGGCGGCGCAGGACGCAGACTTGCTCGCCGCAGCCAACGCGATCCTGCACGGGCGGATCGAGCCGCACCCGCCCGCCGACCGCGACCGCGAACTGCGCGAGCGGCTGGTGTGCGCGGCGCTGACGGGGCTTATGGCATATTCAGGCCAATCAAGCCATAGAACCTTCGAGCAATGGGCAGACGTTTCCGTCAGGCAAGCCGATGCCACGCTCGCCGCGATGCGGAAGGGGGAGCGCGATGGAAAGTGACATTCCGTTTGAGGTTCACATCCCAGTCCCGGTTCCCGTGCCAGTTCCCGACGATGACTTGATTGCGGAAGTTGAACGCCTCCGCGCCGAACTCGCCGCCATGCAGAAGCAGCGCGACGAGGCGCGGCGGTGGCTCCGCGATGCGTGTGCAGAGATTGCACGGATCGAGACTAGGTTCTATGACGCCCTGACGCCGCAGGAGATCGCGGAACGCAACGGCTGGCACTGCTTCCCGCAGAAGGAAGGGGGTGGCGCGTGAGCATGCACAGAATCAGACAGTTTTATGGAGTCGCGTGGAAGCGCGGCGACTCCGTGACCTACAGAGAGACGAGCGGAAAGATCGTCGGCGCGTACAACATGTCGCTTCGTGTCGTGCTGACAGGTAGCGCGGGCAAAGAGCGGATCATCGTGCATCCGCGTGACCCGTTTCTGTTTCCCTCTCTGTGGCAGGGAAAGAGGGGTGGCGCGTGAGCGAATTCAAGGGCCAACTGGGCTGCGTTCTCGGAATTTACTTGCTGCTCGCCTGCGCCGTGATTCTTGCGGCCGGGCTGCTCATCGGCTGGCTGCTGTTTGGGGGTGGCGCGTGATTTGGAGACTGCTACATCGGCTCTTCGGCTACGACTACATCCAGTGGGGAAACAGCGCCGACCAAGGAATCGCCCGTGTGCGTCTCGACGGCATGGGGCGAGCGTACTACTGGCGCTACGAGAGCATCAAAGTCATCGACTACATCACCGATCCGAAGGCGGTGGTGTGGCTGACCTGTTCGCCTGACAAGTACATAAATCACTCCCCGATGCGGAGGATCGCGGAAGGTGGTGGCGCGTGAGCCGCTTCCAAACCGGCACGCTGCCGTGCCTTCCGTGGTTCAAGGGAGGATCATGGTGGGTCGGCCATGTCCCGTGGTGGTGGCCTGTGCCGCTCTTCGCGCGGAAGCCCGACCCATTCGCAGAGCCCACCCACAGGCAGATCGGATGGGTGTACGGGCAGCGCGCCGCGCTGACGAAAAACCTGCACTCGGGGTGGGTCGCGTTCCTCGAAGACCAGACCGAAGAGAACCTGAAGCCGCGCTGCGAAAAGTGCGGGAAGGAGTGTGGGGGATGAGTGAGGACGCACAGGCAGTCGTTGTAATGGTCGGCGTGTCGGTCATCTCCTGCGCGTTCTGTTCGATTCTGTTTGCGCGGCTGTTTCAGCCGTGGATGCAGTCGCTCGCGGAACGGCGCGCCGATCTGTTGAAGCGCACGCTTGAGGTAGAGCGTGACGCCGCCAAGGAGACCGTCCGTCTCCGCGCCGAGGCGACAAGACTCTTGCTGGAGCGCTGGCGCAAAGAGGCGGATATCGACGAGGTGCGCATGAAGCTCGCCGCCATCGAGGCGATGGGCTACGAGTGGCGATGGACGAAGTCGATCGACGAGAACGGGGAACAGGTCGGCGCGTGGGTCATGCGGCACGAAGCCGCCGAGGCAGACGCCAACAACAAGGCATGGAGGACAAGCGATGGCGAATAGCAAGCGCAAGGGCACGGTCGCGGAGCGTGAGCTCGCGAACATCTTCACGGCGGCCGGCGTGCCGTCGCGCCGATCCGTCCAGTATTGCGGCCGCGCGGGCGACGCCGACATCGTCTGCGACCACCTCGACCTTCACATCGAGGTCAAGCGCACCGAGCGGTTCAGCCTCACCGATGCGATCGCGCAGGCGTCGGCAGACTCGGGCGGCAAGCCGTGGATCATCGTCCACCGCTCGAACGGCCGGCCGTGGATGGTCATTCAGACCTTCGACCAGTGGGCCGCCGACAGCGCCTCGTTCCGCGAGGCCAAGGCGAGGAACGCGGCCGCGCCGCAGGAGGCCACCGATGCGCCGACCACCTGACATCACCTGCGAGCTGCGCCGCGAGGGCCAGGTCGAGGGCGAGCCGCTCCTCGTCACCTGCGAGGAGGCCGCGCGGCGGATCGGCGTCGATGCCGTGTCCAAGAATCCTTCGCGCGTGGTCCAGCAGATGGCGAGGCGGGGAGAACTTCGCGCCGTCATCGTCGGCCGCTGGCGCATGATCGAGGCCCGATCCATTGATTCGTGGCTCGCGACTCGGTAGCGTCACGCCATGGAGCCACCG